ATGGCAACGATCAGAGCAAGGAAAAAGGCCGATGGGACGGTCAGCTACACCGTCCAGATCCGCCTCAAGAAAAAGGGTGTCTTAGTTTATCAAGAAGCCCAGACATTCGCCCGCAAGCAGGCCGCTCAAGCCTGGGCGAAGCGACGGGAGACCGAATTGGCGGTCCCTGGCGCTATCGAGCGGGCCAGCCGCAAGGGGCACACGGTCAAGGAGATGATCGAGCGCTACCTGGTCGAAGCCGAGAAAGCCCGGCCGCTGGGTGAGACGAAGCGGCGAACTTTGAATGCCATCAAGAACAGCTACCTGGGTGAGAAAGTGGATTCCGACCTCACCCAGCAGGTGCTTGTGGACTACGCGCTGTGGCGCATGAGTCCTGAAGGTGGAGGCATTAAACCGCAAACGGCCGGTAATGACCTGGCGCACTTGGGATCGGTGCTGTCCCTGGCAAGGGCAGCGTGGGGGTATGAGATTGACGCGCAAGCCATGCCAGATGCGCGCCTCGTGCTGAAGAAGTTTGGCTACAACCTGAAGAGCCGAGAGCGGGATCGGCGTCCTACGCTGGATGAGATCGATAAGGTGATGGAGCACTTCTTCGAGATGTTGCAGCGGCGTCCGAGCGTCATCCACATGCCCAAGGTAGTAGCGTTCGCGATTTTTTCGACCCGCCGAATGGACGAGATCACACGAATACGGTGGGAAGATATGGATGAGCACCGACAGGCAGTGAAGGTGCGCGACATGAAAAACCCCGGCCAGAAGATCGGCAACGATGTCTGGTGTTACTTGCCGGATGAAGCGTGGATCATCGTGCAGAGCATGCCCCGAGAGTGTCGCGAGATATTTCCGTACAACACGGACTCAATCGGCACAGCTTGGTCGAAGGCATGCAAGATGACAGGGATAGTAGATCTGCACTTCCATGACTTGCGTCATGAAGGGGTGAGCCGTCTGTTTGAAATGGACTGGGATATACCGAGGGTTTCGAGTGTATCCGGGCACCGCGATTGGAACTCGCTGCGGCGTTATACCCACCTGCGTGGGCGAGGGGATGCATACAAGAACTGGAAGTGGTTAGACAAGATTATCCAGGCGCCGGTCAAGCTCGGCGCCCGGGTTGATAGTTAACTGGCTCGGTAGGTTCTGTTCAGTTGCGCGCATTCCTTGCGCGCAGCATCTCGTTGTTGGTCCAAGTACATCGCCAAGTCGGCCAGGTGTATGCCCTTCGCACTTTTCTGACTCGCCTCAAGTCTGGTGATGGGCAACTGAATCTGGCCTGCAAGCACTTTGCGTTGGAACATGTCGGGAGTCAGGTGTGTGAAATAGTCGGTGCACACTTGGTCGATTGGGATGATTGCGCGCCCGTTGTATTGCGCCATGAGCATGAATGCAGTGTTCATGGCTTGCGCCCTCGCATGATAATGAAGCCAGCTGCTTGACGGGTTTTGGAGCATTGGTCGTGATTGCCCTTCACGCGAGCCTTACCGCAGATGTCGCAGATGAACGACATAGCTGGCCGAAGCATTGGCTGCATGCCCTTGGGCGTACGAGTGGTCGGGGTGTAGGTCGATGTGTCGATCACAGCGAATACCTCTCATGGACTCGGCGAGCGTTCGGGCTCAGCGCCAGGTGTTCAAGGTTCGTGGCACTGTTTACAGTCGGTAACGTGCCTGTTTCGGTGGGGTATAAGGCGCTGCTGCGATACAGCTTGACCAGCGTGGCAATTAGCGCCACTGCGAGCGCAAGGCTGATCAGCTGCCAGGAGCGTGTTGGGTTACGCATGGATGCAGGCCTCAAAAACGTGCTTGCGTGCGAGTTCGAACAGCTCATCGGCTGACACGGGTTCCACGAGTTGCTCGCCATTCTGTACGGCTTCTAACCGTGTGCGGTACAGCCCGGCCTGGCCGAGCCACGCGGCTGCGTTGAGCTTCGCGTCAGGTGCTGGATGCTCGTGCTGGCTCATGCTGCCTCCCGTTGAGCCACGCTCAAGCCGACCGCGACTGGACGTACCCAAATTGGCATGCTGCTCAGAACAAAGGTTTCGCCCTGGGCTACCAGCAGGAGGGTGGTGCCCATGACATCCGCAACGGCCTCTGCTGCAGCTGGTGGGACGGCATTGCCGATTCGCTCGCGCCAGGCTTGGTCGCTCAGACCGTCCAGCTCAAGCTGTTCCTCCGGTTCGACCAGGCTTTGTATGGCTGCCAGCTCGAAGGTGGTGAAGGGGCGATGCCATGTCCCGTCCAGCGATTCGATCACGCATGCCAGGCGATCATTGGCGTCCGGTAGGCGAGGGTCGGCCACGCTCCAGCGGCCGTTATCGTGCATGGCGCTTGCAGATACTGCGCCGGCCGGCCCATCCCACGGCACTACGCCGTAGTGCCCGCCGGTGAGGTAGGCGTCACCTTTGGTTCGGCGCATACCTGGGCGAGGGTCTTGCACGGCGAAGGCGCCCTGGCCGGTAGTGCTGCCTGCTATGACGGTTCCTGCAGGGCTGTTGTACGGTGTGACCTGGTACTTGCCGAATCCAGCGCCTGCTCGACGCGGATCGGCCACGCTGAAAGTCCCTTGGCCGGGGCTCTTCACGCCGATCACAGCGCCGCTGGCGTCTTCCCATCGGCGCACACCGTATTGTTGGTACTGCAACGCGCCTGCTTTGCCACGTGGGTCAGCTACAGAAAAAGCGCCATTCGTTGGGCGGGACTTGCCGGCGACGGTGCCTACGGATTTTCCCCAGTCGTTCACTCCCAGGTAACCGGAATACGCCTCTGGAACGATCACAAAGTCGCGCAGATAGCCTTCCTCAATCGCAAGGTCGTTCAGGCTGCGCCAGTCCTTACCGGCTTCGACCAGGGCGAGGCGTACCCACGTTTTCCACTGAAGCGAGGGAACCCGGTGCATCGGGCCTGCTGCTTTAATGTCGCCTGCCAGCGGCATGCGGCCGAGGATGTCACCTACCGCACGAAGCGACTTCTGCTCGGGTTCGTACAGGAACGGCGGTACCTTCTCGACGTGTCGGCCAACCAGCAGGAAGCGCTTGCGGCTCTGCGCGAGGTTCCCGATCCGCCCGCAGTCGTGGGTGGTTTCGGCGACGGCGTAGCCAAAGCTGGAGAGTAGGCTGTTGATCTGGTCGAGTAGATGCCGTCCGCGGCTGGCCAAGCGAGGAACGTTCTCGAAGACCAGCAGCGGAACCGGGTCATCCGCCCATGCTTCACAGAACAGCCAGATACAGCGCAGGGTCAGCTCGTTGAGGGCCTGGTAGCGCGGCGTTTGGCTCATCGTTTCCGAGAGCAGTCCGCTTGCGCCCTTGCATGGAGAGCTGATGAACACGGCGTCCGGGCGCTGTCCACCAGCGGCCTTGCGGATGTCCTCCGGTGTGGCCTCCCGCCAACCTGGTGGCGGCTCTTTGCCGTGGAAGCGGATGTATTGATCGCGGGTGAACAGATCAATCAGCGTGCCCTTCACGCCTGACAGGCGCTCGAAGTCGGCGAGACCGGCGGGATCGACGTCGACCCCACCAATGCACTGCCAGTCGGCTTGAAGGTTGCCCACGATAGGCTTGGAGCGATTGAATCCCTTCGCGCCACCGCCCAGGCCGCAGCACATGTGGAAGTGTTTAAGCACGTGTTTGCGAAGGCTCACAGTCCGGCCTCCTGTCGTACAAACAGCTTCATCGCCTGGTCGAATGTCAGCACGCGACCTGGGTAGTAAAAGGCGGGGATGTCAGCACTGGTCAACACTAGGGTGTCCATCGGCGGCACGGGGGCGCGTGCGTCCCAGTTGTCGAGAATCTTGCTCAGGCCTAGGGCCTTGGCGATGGCTTGGGCTTTGGTGGTTTTGCCGCAGCCCTCTGGACCGTGGACGATGCAGCTGTGTGGGGTTTGGTTGGTCATGCTGCAACTCCAGCGGAGGCGGTGCTGGCTGGGGTGCTGCGCAGTTGGGAGTGGATGCGCTTGGCAAGTGCGCCCATTGCTTCGGCTTGGGAGCCTGCGCGGTCGGCCTGGGTGTGCGACTTCAAGGCCTTCATGGTGCGCTGGGTCAGTTGCAGCGAGTCAGCGACGCCGATCACCAGGTCGTAATCGGCCCTGCTCACTGCCAGGCCGGTGTAGGACATGATTCGCGCTTCCAGCTTGCTGATGCTTTCCTTGAGCGCGGCAATGCTGGCTTGGCGCGCTGCAAGCTTTACGTTGCCGGTTTGCTGGGTGCGCAGCAGCTCTGCGCGTAGATCATCCAAGGCCTGTATGGCTTCCTTGAGCTGTAGGCTCAAGGTCTGGTCGTGGAAGGCTTTGCCGGCCTCGAAGCCTCGGGCATAGGCAAGGCGACGTGCTTTGGCAATTAGGAAAGGAAGGATGATCAGGGTGATTATCCAGCCGATCCCGGCGGCGAGTGCGTTTTGATGTGGTTGCATGTGCTGTGCTCCGATTGAGCCCGCCGCCGTGGATTTGAGAGCCGGTGGCGGGCTTGATGCCCCTGCTGGCCGGGGCCGCCTAGATCACGAAGATTGGGTGGTGCGCTCAGCCTGCCGGTCGAGATAGCTGGCTAGGTTGTGCAGGTAAACCACCATCTGAGCCTTTCCCGAGGGTTCAATTCGGCTCACTTGAAGATCAATACGACCCTTGTTGATGAGCGTCTTGAAGTACCGATCAGAGCCGAGGTGTGGAAAGTAGCGCTCTCTGACTTCGGTTAATGTCGGGCAGGTTTTTCCCCATTCCTTGAGAAGTAGGTCGTATGTGCTCATGCGCATTTCCCGAGGCCTTCGGGGCCGGGCTGGAGCTTTGCGCGTACTGCCGCGGCGAGGTGCTCTTTGCAGGTCCCGGTGACCGCGACGCAAACATCGCCCTGGTCGTTGGTCACGACTGCACCCAGGGGTAGCTCGCGGTTGACGGTGGCGATTACGTAGGCTGTCTGACCGTTCTGCAGCACCTCCTCCACGCTGACTTGCGCTTCCATGAGGGCGAGCGCTTCTTCCGACGGGGCGCCGGAGTCAGCTCGGCCATTCGCCAGGTCCTGCAGAAAGTCCCGCAGTGATTGGCACTTGGTCGAAAGGGCGCGTGGAAGGGTCAGGCTGCTGACCAGCGGCCCGAGGGTTGCCTTGATGCAGTGGTGGGTCGAGTCGTTCTCGATCTCGAGCAGTGCGTCGACCGTCACTTCCGGTCGCAGCAGTTTGCAGGTCGCGGTGCCGCCTTTGTCGAGGGTGCTCTGGAGCAGCATGATCTGGCGAAGAGGGATCTGGAACTCGCTCATGCGGCACCTCCAGTCATCGGTACCGCCTGCGCGTGTCCGTTGGGGGTGGCGATGATTTGAAGGCCCGTACGACGTTGGAAGGCGTCAATACGGGCGCGGCTGCACGCGGTAGGGTGCAAAAAGACCTTGCAGGTCGATAAGTGCTGTGCGGATTTCATGTCTCGGCCCTTCTGTGAGAGGTTCAAAGCCGATACAAAATTAGTACTACTGATTTATACTGTCAACAGTGTTACTGATATTTGTGATGAGCTGCGGTACAAAAAAACCCGCCAAGGCGGGTTTTGGGAGGGAGTGGGTGGGTTACAGGTCTACGATTTTTCGGCGGGCTCTGCCACAGATAGACCATTCTTCATCCAGCCGGATTATGCGTTCCGGCCAGTCAGGATTTGTGGCGTAGAGGTAATACTCGCCACCTTCCATTCTCAGTTGCTTAAGCGTTACGCCTTGATCTCGCGCCCTTTTGGCGACCACGAAGTCGCCGGTCTCCCACTGCATATCGGGGTCCACAACGACTTTTTCCCCAGGCCTGAAGTCAGGCTCCATGCTCAGCCCCTCTACTCGCAGCACAAAGGAACGAGGGCCAGCTGGCCCGCCGGCCTCCACCCAGTCGTCAGCATCTGAAGGTTGGAAGTGTTCTATGGCTTCGCAGAACGCGCCTGCTTTCACGTATCCAATCACGGGTAGCAGGCGTCCGGCCGGGCCAAGTGTCGTGGTGTTCATTACTGCCCGGCTCATGTCCTCCAGATGATGGGCACGAACCAGACGGGGGCTCACTTCCTCGGGAGAGAACTTCAGTGCACGGCTTAGGCTTAACAGCGCGGTGATGTTGAGCGGGATCTTGCCGTTCATGTACTGGCTCACGACGCTTTGACTTGCCCAGCCACATTCCTCTGCAACCCGGTCCTGATTGAGGGAGGGGTCTGCAGCTTTACGGGTCCGGTATATCGCCTTGAGGCGAGCGGCTTCTTCAGCCTGGTATGGGGGTCTGGTGCTCATGCCTACCAGACTATTAGCGTCGCTTATTTCCAGCAAAGAGTAATGCTTATTTTCTTCTTGCTTGAAAAAAGAAGTGGTACTAATATTCACGCACTGACCCATTGAGGACTTTGGGATGGAAAGTGAGTTTGGCGTGCCTTTGCGGGAGTTCGCGAAGGACAAGAACCAGCCGGAGTTGGCTGAGCTGCTTGGGGTAACCCAGAGCGCGGTTTCACAGATGCTCAATTCAGCCCGCGATATCCGCGTGCGGTGTGATGAGGCTGGATGCCACGCTGTTGAAATTCGCCCAATTGGGCGGAAGAACTCGAAATACCAGAAGTAAGAACGCTGAGCCAGGACTCTCACCTCCCGGCCCAGCTATGAAGGCATAAACGCCAACACTCTCGTCGCCCGGTGTTCTCTCTCACAAGGCCAGCCGGATGACTATTACCGCATGCAATGCCCGCACAGCACGTACGGCACCGCACACAGGTCGTAGTTGTAGGATAGGTCCTACCTGTTCCTATGACTAGGCCGTAAACCGAGGATTTACGGTTATGAGTCGGATTGATCTATTGCCGGGCGCAGGCCCGGTCCTCACCTTGCGGCAGGCGCTCTACCGCGCAGGTCGTGACTATCACGGTGGTATCACCAAGCTGGCCTTCGATATGGGCCTTGAGGTGGACACCCTGCAGAAGAAACTTCATCACAACGAAGAGCGTCGTTGGCCAACACCTGACGAGCTGGAAGAGATCATTCAGTGGACCTGTGATCCGCGACTGCTTGATGCCCTGATGCGCCCGGCCGGGGCCGTCTGGTATCGCCCGGAACCGGTACCCGCGACCAATCAAGCGTTGCAGGCCGTAGCCAAGCTGCTGGAGGAGTCCAGCGAGTTTGTCGGCAGCCTGCACGAAGGCGCCGCCGACAACGTCTGGACGGCCGCCGAGGTTGCCGACCTTGAGCACCGTGGGATGGATGTGATCCGCCAGGTGCTGGCCATCATGGCTGGTGCTCGGCAAGCGATGGAGGACGAAGCTCATGGCTGACGCCGTCGATTTTGCTAACGATCACGCCGAGTACTTCCTGCAACTGTCGCTTCAGCGCCTTGCTCGACTCCCTGAAAAACCCAGCGCTCAGTTCTGCGAGGACTGCGACGGGGCGATCCCCCTGGCCCGTCAGCAGTCTGTTGCAGGTTGCGAGACTTGTGTCGATTGCCAGGAACTGCGGGAGCGCCGCAGATGAGCGAGCGCCCAACCTCTGCCACAGCTGATTGGGCGCGGCGGTACATTGAAGTCTTCGGTCTCGCCCTGGTACCCATTGAGCCAGGTGAGAAGGGGCCGAAGGGGGCCGGTTGGAACAAATCAGGCGGCTATTTCACTGATACCTCGAAGGCCGAAGCGTTCTGGACCGCGAACCCGAATCACAACCTCGGTGTTGTGCTCGGGCCGAGTCGTGTCTGCTCGCTCGACGTTGATGACGTTGAGCTGACCCGGCAGGTTTTGCAGCAGACCCTTGGGCTCGACGTTGACGCGCTCGCTGATGCGTACCCGACCTCAGTAGGCAACCCTGAACGATTCCGCGTGATGTTCCGCGTGCCCGAAGGTGTGGAGCTGAGTCGCCACGCCCTGGTCTGGCCGAACAAGAACGACCCCGATGGCACCATCTACAAGGGGCTCATGGAGCAAGTGAAGGCGGCCATGGGTGAGGGCGATGCCGCCCGTGAGGCGGCTTTCCGCATGGCGGCTGAGCCCTTCAAAAAAGTGACTGTTTTCGAGCTGCGGGGCGGCCTGGTGCAGGACGTCTTGCCGCCATCCATTCACCCTGGCACTCGTAAACCCTACACGTGGCGTACACCGCCGACTGCTGAGGGGCTGCCCGAGTTGCCGGCTGACCTGCTGGACATCTGGCAGGGTTGGGACGAGTTCAAACCGAAGGGGGAGGCTGTTTGCCCTTGGAGGCCGAAGGCGGCAGCACCTGCGGCTGCAGCTCGTCCCGTGGCCAGGCCATCACCAGCTGCTGCACGATCTGGTGACCGGCTCCCCGAAGTCATTCCCGAATTCAACCGCGTCCATGACATCGCCACGATGATCGAGGCGCATGGTTACAAGCGTATTGATGGTAAATGGCTGAGCCCTCACAGCACCTCAGGACTGCCCGGTGTGACGATCAAGGATGGCAAGCTCTACTCGCATCACACTTCCGACCCGCTAGCCAACGGGCACAAGAACGATGCGTTTGATGTGTTCTGCATCCTGATGCACGACGGTGACCAGAAGGCTGCGACCAGAGCGGCTGCTCGGATACTCGGTATAGACGCGAAGTCCCGCCCGCCGGCACCGCCACCATTGGGTGAGCTTCCCCATGCCCCATCAGTTGTCGAGCAGTCCGGGCTGCATCCGCTCGCCGACAGCGATGCCGAGCAGCTTCCCCGCGCCCCATCGAAAGTTGAAGCGCCCAGCTCGGCCGCCTCCTCGGCCTCCGGGGGGGAGGGGGCGGATGGTCTGGTGCTGAAGAGCGCCATGCGCCGATTCGCCCTGGTTGAGGGCTCCACTAACGTGTGGGATCTCGACAAAGGTCAGTCGATGAAGCGCCCTGGATTCGAGGCGCTGGTGGGCAAGCCGCTCGCCAAGCAGTGGATGGAGCGGACAGATAAAAAGCTGATGTCGCTCGACCAAGTGAAAGAGCTGGAGCAAGTTAAAAGATTGGCGGCTAAGAGGGGCGGCGCCGTGAAGCTGGACCCCATTGAGCGGTACGTCTACATCGACGGCACCAAGGATGTCTGGGATCGGGAGAAGAAGCGTCGTATCGCCGAGGGGGCCGTTAAAATGGCCATGGGAGAAGAGTACAAGTGGTGGCTCAACAGCCAAGATCGCCGTGTCGTGGATGTCGACCACATCGTATTCGACCCCACCATGACCAAGGATCCCAACCTTTACATCAACACTTTCGAGGGGCTCCCCCTGGAGCCTGTGCGTGATGACGCGGCTTGCGAGAACCTGCGCTGGTTGATTTCCTTCCTCTGCAACCATGATGAGGAAGCACTGGGCTGGCTGACGAAGTGGTTGGCATACCCGCTGCAGAACATGGGAGCCAAGATGGATACTGCGGTGCTGATGCACTCCATCATGGAGGGCTCGGGCAAGAGCTTGTTGTTCGCGGACATTTTCGGCCAGCTGTACGGCCAGTACGCGGCGACCGTTGGCCAGACTCAGTTGGAGGGTAGCTTCAACGCCTGGCAAAGCCGGAAGCTTTGGGCTGTATTCGAGGAGGTCGTAAGCCGGGACCAGCGCTACAACCAGGTCGGCAAAATCAAGCACATGATCACCGGCAAGACCGTCCGCATGGAATCGAAGTTCATCAACGGTTGGGAAGAAGCCAACCACATGAATGCGGTCTTTCTGAGCAATGAAATCATGCCGTGGCCCATCAGCGAGGATGATCGTCGGATGCTTGTGATGTGGCCCTTGCAAACATTGCCAGTTGATCGCCAGAAGGCTATCGGTCGGGAGCTGAGCAACGGCGGGGTGGCAGCACTTTACGGTTGGTTGCTCGCGGTCGACTTGGGAGACTTCAACCAGCGTACCCGTCCTCCCAAGACCGAGGCGCGGCAACGTTTGGTCGCGCTTAGCCGTACGGCATGGCAAACTTTCCTGCACCTCTGGCAAACTGGAGAGCTTGGGCGAGGTCTATGGGGTTGCTGTCTCGCGACCGACTTGTACGCGTTGTTCATCGAGTGGTGCTCGCGTAATAAGGAGCATGCCATGAGTCAGACGAAGTTCTCACTCATGCTCAGTGCTACGGTCGATAAGACGCGCTCGATTCCATGGACGGAGGGGAGTAATCGCCGATTCGCGGCGTTCTTCTTTCCTGATGATCCCGAGGCTTCCCTGCCCCCATCGTTCAATGCGGCCGAGCTGGGGCAAGCCGTTATCACTTGGCGCAGCAAGGCAAAACTTGCAGGGTGGAACGTTGACGCGTGGGAACACGTGAAGGGGGTCGCTGCATGAAACCAAGAACCCCTGTGTTGGGTGTGTTGGGTTTGTGTTGGGTCGGTCTGAGCAACCCAACACGCATAGAACCCCCTAAATTCAAGGCTTCCCGTGCCCCTGTGTTGGGTGTGTTGGGTTTGCGCGCACGCGCGCGTGCGGGCGACTTGTTTCTCATGCTTCGGAATGCCGACAAAAAAACCTATGCGAGGACTCAAAAACCCAACAAACCCAACACACTCAACACACCATCTAATAAAGCATTGAATTCATTAGGTTTTATCTGTGTTGGGTTTGTGTTGGGTTGGCTAAATGTGTGTTGGGTACTGATTTGGGGGGAATGGCGATGACGATGGACCTGGAAAGACGCCTTCAACGCCAGGTGCAAGTGGCCCAGCACCTGAAGGACATGGCAGAACTGATCGACCAGGCGGAGCGCCTGCGACTGGTGGGCGAACTGATGCAGCACTGGGGCGAGCAGCGCCGGCAACTGGGATTGGGAGCCAGCCTCGGTAGCCAGATGGGCACGATCATGGAGTGGAAGGGGGCGGCACCTCGCACAGGCTCATCTGGTGCGCGGATTCTGATGGCGGGCGCTGGTCTGGATCACGCTGCCGCCGAAGTCGATGCAGCCGTTGCTGAGCTGGCTCGCGGGGACAAGCGGGCGGCAACGCTCGCCAAGCTGGCCGAGCTGCGTTACATCCACCAGGTCACGGTCAGGGAACAGATGCGCGAAGTCGGGCTTGCAGAAGAGGCCGACCGGACCTACCGGAACTGGGTCAAGGCCCTGCACCTGCGGGTCTTTGCGCAACTGGCCGCTCGCTCTGGTCGCGTTCGGCAACAGACCGTTCGTCGGGTCACTCTGCAACTTGTGTGCAACATTGATGCTACATAGCGACCACATTGTGACGAACCGAAAAATCCCCCTTTTCGGTTTTTCCGGTGACCTGTAAAAAGTCACCACGATGTGAAAAGTGCGCTTAGGCGCTGACCCAACAAGCACTGTGCTGTGCAACCCGCCCCGACCTGTCGGTGCATCGAGAACCCTGCCAACCGGCGGGGTTTTCTTTTTCCGGCGCCGTGCTTTGCCAATGAGGCTTACATGAACAGCGAGCAACAAGCGTTAGCCGAGCTGCCAATCTGGATGGTGATTGTGCTGTCCCTGGTCGGCGGTGTGTCGGGAGAGATGTGGCGGGCGGACAAGGCGGGGGCTCGCGGTTGGGGGCTGATTCGCCGGTTGGCCCTGCGCTCGGGTGCCTGCGTTACCTGCGGGCTGTCGACCAACATGCTGCTGTACGCCCTCGGTGTCTCGGTGTGGGCAGCTGCAGCGGTCGGATGCCTGACTGCGATGGCGGGCGCCGACGTGGCGATCAACCTCTACGAGCGCTGGGCCGCCAAGCGGCTGGGCTTGGCGCAGGCTCCGCCAGCCAGCAGCGAGGTGGGGCAGTGACCCCCGCCGGGGGTGGGGGCTGGGTCGGGCGCCGCCCGCCGATTTTTGGGTCCTCCCCCCAGGCCGCCCCCTACACGGGTGCGCAGACTCCCAAAATCTTCGGGTGGGATGGCCTTCGATTATGTCCGACTTACATTAGGTAGTTGGATCATTTTCACCACATCTGAAGCTGAGTGTGACATTTGGTTTGGAAATTTTGGTGACAGTCAGTGTGCAAGTTTCATGACGGACATCAAACTGGCGATTATTGCCAACATACAGATTTCGCGTATCCTCGTTGTTGATTCTTATTGATACGAAGCCGCTATATACGTCATCAATCCCTAATACTATCTTGTTTTTTACCAGCTCAATACTTTCGCCACCTGTGAGTGTCATTTCTCTTGGTGTGGTTGAAAGTGATTTGAGCTCTTTGGATAGAGATTCGATTTTTTCTTTTAAAACTAGATTTTCTTTGTTTGAACTCGATAGGTCGTTGGTTAGCTGTGCTTTGGTGGCTGCGTAGGTCTTTTGTTCACCCTTGAGACGTTCATATTCATCTTTGAATGTCATTTGATTGTTTAGTTTCTCGCTGATGGCTCCAAGCTGTTTTATTGTCTCAGGTACTTTCCAGTGTTCGGTTTCTTTGAAAGCTGCAATTTCGGTTTTTAGGCTGTCGATATAGTCTTTTCGAATCTCCCAAGTCCCAGCTATGATCGCAGCTGATGCGACTATTGCGGAGGAAGAAATTACTCCAATCTTTTTCCAGGTTAATTCGACGGTGATAGGTAAAGAGATAGGCATGTGCGGAATTCTTAGTTTGAGAGGTTCGATATTTCTCAATGTTACTGGTACACAATATGCCAAATCAATCGCAGAATCCGTTCGACCTGTCAGCACTCGGGGGGACCCTGACAGTATGGCTCTGGTACGGGACTGGGAACCCGCGGTTCTTCGTTAGCGGATGGATTGCCAGCTTACTGAAATTCAACCTGTTGAAATTGAAAGGTTGTTCGTTGAAAAGCCATTGAAATGGAGGGCTCATGACGGAGTCGAACTTCATGTCAAAGAGCGCCTTCGCGGCTCGCATAGGGAGATCACCCAGCTACATCACCTGGCTGAAAAACAACGACCGGCTGGTGCTTTCACCCGATGGAAAACTAGTGGACGTGCAGGCGACCCTGGCCAAAATTCAGGACACAGCTGACCCCAGCAAAGCTGCCGTCGCTGCCCGCCACCAGCAGGATAGAGTTCAGCGAGACGTATACAGCCAGCTTAATCCATTGGCAGACATCTCGCCGATCTCGACGCCACCGGCACGGCCTGAAGCAAACGAAGTCGAACGTGGTGTGCAGAGCCAGCTCCAGCCAGGCGGCGACACACCTGCGGTGCAGCCAGCGATCCACCAGTCCGCCCAGGGGCCGGACTTCCAGAAAGCTAGGGCGCATCGTGAGTTCTACCTTGCTCGGATCGCTGAGGCTGAGTTCAACCAGCTTAAGGGCAACCTGGTCGAGCGCAAGTCGGTGGAAGATGCCGCCTTCGCTGCAGGGCGCACGCTTCGAGACCTGGTGTTCGGCCTTGCCCCCCAGCTCGCTGCCGAGCTGACGGGTATGAGCGATTCCTGGGAAGTCGAAAAACGCCTCACTGCCGCCTTTCGCCAAGTCTTCGACGACGCGGCGAAAATGAGCGGCGCCGATCTCAACCAAGCCATGACACAGAGCTGAGCCTATGCCCACCGGATACGCGGACGGTGCGAAGGTGTACCGCGAAGCGTATGGCCGTGGGCTGAAGCCTGACCCTGAATTGTGGGTGGACGAATGGGCTGACGAGTACATGCGGATCCCGCGTGATACCGGTGCAGCCGAGCCCGGCAAATACCGCACAGCACGGACGCCTTATGCCCGTGAACCCATGCGCTGCCTGTCGCCAGCGCACCCCTGCAAGCGCGTCATTACGATGGTCGCCTCGCAGCTCATGAAAACGCAGATCGCCCTCAACTGGATTGGGGCGCTGATCCATATGGCGCCGTCCAACATCCTGACGTTATTGCCCAGCCTGGCCCTGGCCAAGCGGGTGTCGGCGCGGATCGGTAAGACCATCGCCGCTACGCCTGAACTGAAATCGCGTGTGGCTGCCTCCCGGTCACGGGATGCTCGCAACACCATGGACACCAAAGAGTTCGAGGGCGGCACGCTGTACGCGACCACTGCTGGCTCGGCCTCTAACCTGGCCGAGCTGGCTGCGCGTTACATCTACGGCGATGAAATTGACCGCTGGGACGTAGACGTCGATGAAGAGGGTGATCCCGTCGATCTTGCCGAGACGCGGGGCAGTACCTTTGGTCGCAATGCCAAGTTCTACTTCTCCAGCTCGCCGACCATCAAGGGTGCTTCACGCATCGCCGATCTGTTCGAGACCAGCGACCAGCGGTACTACTACGTGCCTTGTCCAACCTGCGGTCATAAGCAGGTGCTGGAGTGGGAGCGGTTGCTGTACTCCGCTGATTTCCAGACCGTCCACTACAAGTGCTCCGCCCCCGATTGCGATGTGCTGATCGAGGAACATCACAAGGGTGAGATGCTCGCCCAGGGGGAGTGGCGGTCACACGCTCAAGGTGATGGTGAAACGGTGGGCTTCCACCTCAACGCACTTTATGCCCCGCTCGGTTGGACCTCATGGGCTGACCTGGCCAAGCAATTCGAGAAGGCCAAGCGAGCCCAGGATCGAGGCGACCTTGAGCCCATGCAGGTGTTTTATAACACCCGCTTGGCGAAGGTGTGGGACAGCGCGGTTGAGCAGACCAAGGCCGAAGTGCTGCAGGCGCGAGCGCTGCAGGAGGATTATGTCCTCGGTACCGTGCCTGTCGGTGTCCTGGTGATCACCGGCGCGGTCGACGTTCAGGCCAATCGCCTTGAGTTGATGACCCAGGGCTACGGTGCTGGCATGGAGCGTTGGGTCATCGATCACCAGGTGATCCCCGGCGACCCGGCTGACCAGCGCACGTGGGATCTGCTGGACGAGCGATTGAAGGTCCGGTATCGCCATCCCTGCGGCGTGAGCCTGGGCATCGTGGCTGTCGGTATCGACTCCGGTGGTCACCATACCCATGAGGTCTACCAATTCACCCGTGTCCGCCGTTGGCGCAACATCTTTGCGCTGAAGGGGGCGAGCAAGCCGGGCAAGCCGGTCATTGCCCAGCGGCCCTCCCTGGTGGATGTCACCTGGAAAGGCCAGACAGAACGCAACGGCGCCGAGCTGTGGATGGTGGGTACCGATACCGCCAAGGACTGGATCTACAACCGTTACAGCTTCGAATCCGGGCCGGGTGCGCTGCATTTCCCGAAGGATCTGCCGGACGAGTTCTTCCAGCAGTGCGTGGCCGAACGCAAGATCGCCCGCTATGTGAAAGGGTACAAGCGGATCGAGTGGGTCAAGGGTAAGGCCGACCGCAACGAGGCACTCGACCTCATGGTGTACAACCTGGCGATGGCCAACTACCTCGGCCTGCATCGATACGGCGAGCAAGACTGGGACAAGCTGCGGCAAGCGCTGGCTCAGGCGAGTCTCTTTGATGAGCCAACACCAACGAAGCAGCCGGTCATCGAGCACGATGACGACGGCGGTGATGCCGCCGACGAACCCGTACCAGCGACACCGTCCCCGGCTCGGCCAGCGCCACGCCCGGCTCCACCGCCGCACCGCCCGGCACCTCAACCAATGCAACGCCGCAGCTCCAGCAGCGGCTATCTGAAGAGACGCTGACATGGCATATACCCCGGCACAACTCGCTGCTGTCGAGCGTGCGATTGCGCGTGGCGAACGGATCGTTCGCTACAGCGACCGCACCGTCGAATATCGCTCAGTAGATGAGCTCATGAAGGTCCGCGATCAGATCCGAACCGAGCTGGCTCAGGCTGCCGGCCCCCGCTCCCGCGTGGTCCGGCTCCACCATGGAGGTAAGGGGCTGTGAGCGGCCGCTACATCTCCACGCGTTCGGGGGTTTTGGTACCCGAGCGGATCAAGGCCAGCTACGAGGGCGCCGCAGAAGGACGGCGTTCCTCTGGCTGGGATGCCCCAGACACGGGGCCAAACAGCCTGATCATGCCGGCTTTACGCAATCTGCGCTCGCGGTCACGGGCAGCGGTCCGCAATGACCCGTATGCGGCCAACATCATCGATAAGCGGGTCAGCAACCTGATCGGCACCGGCATCACGCCGCAGCCTCGATTGCTCGACAAAGCCCTGCGCAAAGCCATGCAGGAGTTATGGGAAGACTGGGTGGACGAGTCGGACGCCGATGAGCGCACTGACTTCTACGGCCAGCAGGCCTTGGTGGCGCGCACGGTTGAGCAGTCCGGCGAATGTTTCGTGCGCCTGCGGCCGCGCCGGCTGGAGGATGGCCTGGCGGTGCCGCTGCAGGTGCAATGTCTCGCGCCCGAGTTCGTGCCACACGACAAGTTCGAAATGACACGCTCCGGCAACACCATCCGTGCCGGCATCGAGTTCAATGGCATTGGCCGTCGGGTGGCCTACTGGTGTTATCGCAACCACCCCAGCGACAAGGCCTCGCTCAACGCCGGCTACAACCCGCTTGTGCGGGTCCCGGCTGAGCAGATGCTGCACATCTTCGAGCCGCTGGAGCCCGGCCAGTTGAGAGGGGTGCCCCGCCTGGCACCGATCCTCAAGCGCCTGCGCAGCCTGGACAACTACGACGATGCGGTGCTGTTCCGGCAGGAGGTCGCCAACCTGTTTGCCGGCTTCGTTCGCAAGCCTGCGCCGGAAGCAGGAGGTGGTCCGCCCATGGACATGATCACAGGCGGAGCCATCGTGCATGACCGCGATGCCTTCACTCCCATGGTGGCACTCGAGCCCGGCACGATGCAGGAGCTGGGGCCGGGCGAGCAGGTGGAGTTCTCCGACCCGCCTGACGGCGGCAACAACTACCCCGATTTCATGCGACAGCAGCTGATGGCTGCCGCCGCTGGTGCGGGTCTGCCTTATGAGCTGATGACCGGCGACATGCGCGGGGTCAACGACCGAGTCATCCGCGTGGTGCTGAACGAGTTTCGCCGCCGCCTGGAGCAGCTGCAGTTTTCGGTTTACGTCCACCAATTGTGTCGCCCGGTGCGGGCGGCCTGGATGGACATGGCATTTCTGGCTGGGGCGCTGGATCTGGAGGACTACACCCTCAACCGCCGTATGTACCAGCGGACACGCTGGGTGCCGCAGGGCTGGGCGTACATCCAGCCGGTTCAGGACGTCCAGGCCCGCATGCTTGAAGTCGCTGCGGGCTTCACCTCCCGCAGCGAGATGTGCCTGCGGTCAGGCACCGACGCCGAGATCGTCGATGAAGAGAACGCCACCGACATCGCTCGGGCGCATGCCCTGGGCCTCAAATACAACGGCTTGTCGGCGATTGATGACGAGCCTGATGACTCCGATGAGAAGGGGAAACAATGAGACCGTTGATGCCATTCCGCGTCTTCAACAAGGCCAAGGCCCTCCTGCCAGTCGAGGATGGGCATTGGTATTCGATCACCGCTGCGGCGCCGGAAGGTGATGCCGACTCGAAGGTCATCGAAGTCTATGTCTACGGCGAGATTGGTGCCTGGGGTATCACTGCCTACCAGTTCATCCAGGATCTCAAGGCAGTGGACGACGGTGTGTCGCCGGTCGTGGTGGCTTTTAACACCAACGGCGGCGACCTGTTCGAGGGCCTTGCCATCCATAACGCGCTGAGGCGATTGGGCGAGCGTTGTACCGGGCGGGTTGATGGCCTGGCCGCCAGTGCAGGCAGTGTGGCGGTCTGCGGCGCCCATCGGGTGATCATGCGCTCGAGCGACTTTCTGATGATCCACAACCCGTACACGTGGGTGGGCGGTGATGCCGAGGATCTCCGCCGGGTGGCGGATGTGCTCGATAAGGCCTTCGAGGCCATGATCGCGGCATACAAGGCCAAGGCGCCGAACATCGATGATGCGGAGTTGCGACGATTGATCAACGAGGAAAGCTGGCTTACGGCCTCGGAAGCTCTTGCGCTGGGGCTGGCCGATGAAGTCAGCACTGATGTGAAGGTCCAGGCATGCCTAGGGCAAGGTTCCACTATGGCGCGTTATCGGAACACCCCGCAGGCGTTGTTGGATGAGCTCAAGGCCAGCAAGGAGGAACCGGCTGCACCCGTTGAACCGGAACCCGAACCCGAGGCCGAACCTGTCGCCTCGACGCCTACCGCAAGTGAGTCCGCGGCCTTGGCCTTGATGATCACCCAGGCCTGCAGCGCGGCCGGTATCAGCAACCTGGTCGAGCCGCTGATCGCCTCGACCAAGCTGGCGGATGAAGCCACGGTGCAGGCGGCGTTGACCCGCGCCAAGGCGGTGCGGGATCTCTGTGTTGCAGCCCGCCTGCCCGAGATGACCGGCGAGTACGTCCAGGCCGGTCTGGATGCAACCGCAGTTCGGGCGCGTCTGTTCGACAAGCTTGTAGGGGGTGGCAAGGGCTTCGAGATCGATAACAGCCTGCCACCGGCCGATGACGCGCCGGAGAAAGTCCAGGCGAAAACACCCAACCCCAGCAGCATCTGGTCTGCCCGCCGGCAGGCCACCCAATCCCGTCCCGGCCGAGGAGCCTGACCATGAGCAACACCTACGTAGAGCCGGTTCATGCCGGCGAATTCCTGCTGTCCGAGGGCGCAGGCAAGATCTCCCGCGAAGTGATCGAACTGGCGCCCGGCGAAGCCCTGGTGGCAGGCCAGGTGCTCGGCCAGCTCACCGCCAACGGGCAGTTCGCTCCGTACAGCCCCGAGGCCGAGGACGGCAGCGAGACGGCCAAGTGCATCCTGTTCGCTTCGGTCGCGTCCTCCGAGGTGGTGCGCCGTGGTCGTGCAGTCGTGCGCCTGGCTGAAGTGAGCGAGGCGTTGCTGACTGGCCTCGACCCCGACGGCGAGAAAGCCCTGGCGGCCCAGTTCATTATCGTTCGCTAA